ATGCGCGTTAATCAGAAGCAGGCAGGCACAGACTCGGCGAAGGTTGTTGGTGCGGTTACGTCGTCTGCATCGTTTTCAGTGAATCCGGCGATTTCTGAGGCGGTGGCACGGATGGGTGAGGAGGAGGAGCGGTTGCGTGGGGAGATTTCGCGGTTGCAGGCGGAGTTGGCAGCGGTGCAAAGGGCGCGGGTGGCGTTGGAGCGCGGGGGCAGAGCGAGCGTGGTGGCTGAGGGTGCTGTGTCTGGGCGCGTGCGGTTGCGTGCGCCTCGGGGGTTTTTGCCAAGGCGGATTGTGGAGGTAGTGGCGGCGGGTGCAGGGCCGTTGTCGCGTGCGCAGATTATCGAGCAATTGCGGGGCTCGGGTTACGAGTTTACGCTGGCTCCGGCGGCGATTACGCGGGAGTTGGTGGCTTTGGTGAGGGCGCGTAGGCTCAAGCGCGAGGGGGCGGACAATGCGGCGCGATATGTCGCGGTGGCGCGGGGCAAGAGGAGGGGTTAAGCGGCTCGCTGCTGCGTGCATGTGCGTCCGTCGTTCAGTCGTTCGGCGGTGCAGCGGCGAGCGGCTTAACTAGAGTCGTAGCCACTGGCTCATGTCGCGGGCGGCTTCTCGGGTGCATGGGGACGCGGTGTGCTCTAAATGCGAGCCCAAGCGTCGGGCGTCGAGGGTTTTGACTAGCCCAAGTTTAATGGCCTCCGCGCCGTAGCGGAAGGCGTCGGAGTCGTGGCTGCTCCAGTCGTGGACGGGTTCGCGCGAGACTGAGCCGCCTTTTGAGTCGTCGCGTGTGTGGTAGGCTTCGAGGGCTTCGATACCGGCGGCGCAGTGGGTTTTGTGAATGTGGGAGCGGTGCAGACAATCGCGTGCGGCGTTGATACCTGTCCAGATTTCGCGGGGTCGCGGGAGAACAATGGTGTTTGTGGCTCCGGCGTTGTGGAGGGCGGCGCGGTAGCTGAGCCCTGCGGCGGCGGTGGTATTATCTGCGTCGTGCGGGAGAATGGATGCAGCAATGGGGATACCGGTTTGCACGAGGCGTTGCCATGCTTGCGCGGCGGTGAGGCGGCGTTCGCGCATGTGCCAGAGCCAGTAGATGTCGCCTCCGATGATTTGAAAGAGCCAGACGCTGGTTGAGTCGTTCCAGCCGATGTCCCAGACTGAATAGACGGGGTAAGCGGGGTCGCGGAGGTAGTCGCGGATTTGGCTGTTTGAGCGGATTTTGCTGATGATGTCGCCGTAGATCGCGCCTTCGACGGGGGCCATAAACGCCTCCTCGGGCGTGGTGGGATACTCGCGGAACATGAAGATGCCTTGTTCCGCTTTGGTTTTGTAATACCAAAGGCGTTGGCCGGTGGTGAATGTGAGCCCGAGTTCGCGTTCTTTTTCGTCGAGGTAGTCGTTTACTTCGCGGGGAATCATGGAGGGATCGCCTTCGAGGGTATATCCGGCGTCGAGATACCAGGGGAAGAAGTGGAAGACAAAATCTTTGCTGGTGAGTTGCTGAGTGCTGGTTTCCTGCGCGGTTTTAATTATTTCGTAAAGATGGCCGCCTTTACCGCCTTTGAATGTAGTCTCAATGATGATGATGCCGTTTTCGGCGGCGGGGAGTGCGCCGGTTTTAATTTCTTCGGAGCGTTTTGGGTCTTCGTGGGCGATGGGGCCCCATTCTGAGACGTGGAGCCACTGGAGAGTGCCGCCTCGGACGTGCTTACCGGCAATGATGCTGGAGCCGTTGGCGAATGCGATTTCGGAGCCGTTGGCGATTGTGGGTGTGTCGCGGAGCTGGTGTGGGAGCTTGTCGAGTGCGAAGCGGATTTTGGTTTTGAGCTTCGCGGAGGCTGCCGCTTGGGTCTGGTCGACGATTGCGCAAGAGGTGTTGTATCGCCAATGCGCTGCGTCGAGTAGCATGATGTCGATGAGTGTGGAGAAGCCCATCTGACGTGCTTTTAGGATGATGTGCCGCTTTTGACCTTTCCTGTAGATTCCGTCGATTAGTTGCGCCTGCGGGGGATTGGGAACGAAGGGGATTTCGTGTCCGTGTTTGTCGGTGATGCGGTAGAGATTATGTAGTCGCCAGACGGGGTCGCGGCACTTCTGCACAAGCTGGGCTTTCTGCTGTGGTGTCATGCGCTGCCTTGGCGAATGAGTTCAATGAGGTTGTCATTGAGGCCGACTTCGACTTGCACGGCGGCGTTGTCGCCGGTCATTTCGTTGTGTAGCTTTATGGCTTCGCGGCGGTCTTTTGGGGGGAGGTCTGGGTCGCGGAATTGGGCTTCGAGGTGACGGAGTTTTTCGGCGCGGTCGGCTGTTGCTTGCTCGGCGTTTTCGTGGCGCAACTGGGCGATATACTCGGTGATTTCGGGGTATTTGAGTAGGCGGGTGGCGTTCGTCCATTCGAGGGGTGAATCTTCGCGGTGGTAGGCGCGGCGATAGGCTTCGGCGTTGGTGACTCCGGCGGCGACGAGGTGGCAGAAGCGGACTTGCTGGGGAGTCAGTGCCCGGGGTCGCAGACCCTTTTTAGTGTGCGAGGCTTTCGTTGAAGCCTCGTCCTTCGGCTGCGTTACTGATTTGTTAGGCATGTTTGACCTCCGCTCTTAGTTCGTGGATGGTGGCCTTTCCTTCTTCGTCGAAGCGGTCGGAGAAGCGGTTGAAGAGGTTACGGTCGAGGAGGCGTTTTACGTCGTCACTGGCGTTTTCATAGGCTTCGTCGAGGACGGGGATGATTTCGCGCAAGAGCGCGGCGCGTTTCTCGATGGCTTGTTGGAGGCGGCCTTGTTTATGCCGGTCGATTAGCCAGTAGACGCAGTAGGCTGCGCCTAGAGCGACTAGGATAAGGGTTCCTATTTGAAAGGCTGGCGTGCCGATAACTTCGGCCAGAGCGAAGAGCCCAAGTCCAAGAATCCCTAGGGGCCATGTTCTGGCAGCGGCACGGTCGCGGCCAAAGATGAGGGTAACGGCAAAGGACAGGAGCAGCACAATGGCGGTCGAGCGTAGCCAGCGTTTATCTGCGCGGGTGCCTTTGAGTTCTTCTTTTTGGAGCTTGGTTTCGAGGGTGGCGATTGTGTCGGCTTGCTTGTCGAAGGCTTTTGCAAATGCGGCTGCGAGGTCGGCGACTTCTGCGGCGGGTGCGGTGGCGACAGCGTCGCGAATCGCGTCTGTCTGAACGCGGATGGGCTCGGCGGCTGGGGTATCGGCAACGGTGGTGTCGATGCGATCTACGCTCTGAAGCACGGTTTTGTCTTTGGCTTCTTGTCGCGCGACGACTGCGCCCGATTCCGGTATGGGCACGCGAACGCGGATCGGTGCGGCGTGGCATGCAGCGAGCATGGCGCAGCAAATTACGGTGAATAGCCCTCTTGCCTTATTTTCTCCCATATTTAATGCCTCTAAACTAAAACTATCGTTGCATCCAGTCTAAAAATGGACAACGGCTGCGCATAAGGCGGGGGGGACTCGCCTTTTGGTCTGAGTAAAACCGAGAGGAAACTATGAGTATCGCTAGCCAGACTTCGCGTGTGCAGTATGTGGTAACGAGCGTGGGCCAAACGCTTACGGTGCCGTGGTATTTCCTTGAGGCGGGGCACGTGGGGGTGCTGCGGGGCAAGGGCCAAGGCGAGGCGCGGCTTGTCTTGAACGCGCATTACACGGTGGCTGGCGCGGGCAACATGAGCGGCGGGAGCATTAAGTTGACCGATGCAGCGGCGGCTGTGGGCGACGTGATTACGCTGTTTCGGGATGGGCCGTTTACCCAGCCTAATGACTACCCGCTGGCGGGTCAGTTTCCGGCGGCGACAATTGAGGAGACTGACGATGCTTCGACGATGATTGACCAGCAGCTTAGGCTTCAGACTGAGCGCAGCTTGCGGGTGAGTATCGCGGAGGAGCCTATCGCGCCAATCAAGGGGGGCTTAGTGCCAAACGGGGTCATCGGCGTCGATGAGAACGGGAACCCTGTGTCGTGGCACAAGGACGATTTTAAGGGCGATAAGGGCGAGCAGGGTATCCAAGGGCCGGAGGGGCCGGAGGGGCCACAGGGGATTCAGGGTGAGCAGGGTATCCAAGGTGAGAAGGGTGACACGGGGGAGCAGGGGCCAGCAGGCGGGCCGATGGGGCCTCCGGGGGCCCCCGGACAGGATGGCAAGGACGCAGTGCATTATTGGCTAGAACTGGACGCGGCGGCGGTGAAGAAGGCGCAGAATGGAGACTTTACGCCGTTTCAGGTGAACGCTCGCAGCTTAACACGCACAGGCGATGGGCCGCCGACAATTATGAATCCGTGTTCGATAAGGATTGAGCAGTTTGAAGGCGGCTCTTGGGTGACTGTCTGGGAGTATCCGGCCAGCGACGGCGTGAATTGGCGTACACCGACGGCAAACTCTGCGGCGTTGCGCTTCTCGCTGTATAAGGCGGGCGATTACAATGAACTGCTCGACCAACGGATTGTGCCGGTGGTGCTCGATGGAGCGGCCCCTCCGCCCCCGCCGCCTCCTCCTCCGCAGTATACGCTTTCGTTTGAGGGGTCGAGTGATGCTAGCCTCACGGGCGCGGGTAGTTATCCCCAAGGCGCACAGGTCAATATTGTGTGCACGAAGAATTCGAGTTCAAATAAGGTCTGGGACAAGTGGGAGACCGCCGGACAGGGCAATATCAACTGGGTGCAGAATCGTAATTCGCAGAGTACGAAGGTGACGATGAATGGGAATATTAAGCTTCGAGCGAAGTTTAATGACCCACCGCCGGTCATGCATACCGTGAATTTTAATTACTCCGCTACTATCATGGAATATGTTAATGGCGGCATTCAATATACTACAGATTTTCACTCAATTCCTCCTCCCAAGCAGTTTGCGCATGGGACGGTTATAAAAATAAAAGACATGATCTCTTGGGACGCTAACATTTGGGTAAATAGCGATTACGGCTTTGGCGGTGCATGGGCCAGTTGGAGCTTTTGGCAGGGGACGGGAGGCGTGGCACTAGGGGGAAGTATTACCAATTTTGAGCACACCGTTACGGTGAATGGGCCGGGGGCGATTACGGGGTTTTATAACGGATAATAAATCAGATGCTTACTCTATTAAACAATACCAATAAGGGGCTATATTTTATTGCAGGCGAAGAGTCGGGGCTGCGGAGGGCTACGAAAGATGAGCTTGCTCAGTTAAGTGCTGCGCAGCAGGCGGCTATTGCGGAGCGCGAGGCGATTAATAGGGCCATAGGCGAGAGCGTGAGGCTATCGGCCCTTTCTGGGCAGCGGGTGGCTGAGCCTGCGCCGCGAGATGACATTCCTAGAGTTCCCGAATATATCGAGTTAGAGGGCGGCAGGTGGGTGTTTAATGTGCGCACTCATCAGTTTAATGAGGGGGCTAAGTGCATAGAAGCCCTGCCCTACTCATCGTTAATGGAAATAATTTCCATAAAAGAGACCATGTCCGTTGAGGTTGCGCGGCTGGATAATCAGGCGCGGGAGGCTGCGCTAAATTCGGAGCTTATCGACAAGGCGAATCAACAGCGGCTTTATGCGCTAGAGGAGCGTATCGCGGAGCTGGAGGCGAGGGTCGAGGAGCTGGAGGGGCCGCATGGCTGGCAGGTCGAGACTGGGCCGCCGGTGGACAAGGCACCGGAGGGGCCGCCTATCGACAACTCGGGCGACCGTGACGGCAAACCGCCGATTGAATGGGAGGTCGAGCATGGCAAGCCTAGCGAGGGCCAAGATGGCGGCTCCTCGGCAACCGCGAGTGAGAGCGAAGAGGAGGGGCGGTAAAGTGCTTGCGTGTGGTCGTTATAGGTTCATGTAGAGTCTAAAACTAACAATAACTGGAGGGTTTAACTATGGGATGGGCAGCAGCAGCAGTGGGGATGGCACAGGGTGCTTATGGGTATCTAAACGCGCGCAAGGGGCGCAAGGGGGTACAGGGGCTGAACCCTAAACCGGCGGCTCCGATGGCGAAGGAGAGCGACGAGAGCGCGGAGGATGCGCGTCGTGATGCGCAGCGGGCGGCGGCGCGGAAGAAGGGGTTGCAATCGACGATTCTGGCTGGGGAGACGGGCAGCGGCGGTGGGCCGCTTAAGGCGAAGAAGAATGCGGGCGGAGGATTCTAACTAATGCTTACAGCAGATCAGATTATCACTCGAAACAGTGCGCTAAAGTCGAAGGCGCAGAACTGGCGGACGCTTTGGCAAGAGTGCGCGGACTATGCACTCCCGCGCAAGGGGGCTATCACTACGCAGCGGGTGGAGGGGCAGAAGCTTACGACGCAGATTTTCGACACGACTGCGTGCGGGTCGTTGGGGGTTTTCGCAGCGGGTTTGCTGGCGCACTTGACGCCGAATGGGGAGATTTGGGCGCGGCTGGTGTCGAGCGAGCGCGAGCCGGATGAGGACTTGGCGCGGTGGTTCGATGAGGAGAGCGCGGCGTTAATGGAGGAGTTGCACAGCAGTAACTTCTACGTGGCGTTGCACGAGGCGTTTATCAGTCTTGGATGCTTTGGAACGGCGGCGGTGCTGCTCGAAGAGGGGCGTAGGCATTTCGACTTTAACTTTGCGGAGGTGGTGCCTGGTTCGTTCGCAATCGCGGAGGACCACGAGGGGGTAGTTGATACGGTTTTCCGCGAGTGGAAGTGGACAGCTCGGCAGGCGGCGCAGCAGTGGGGCGAGGAGAGGTTGGGGCCGAAGTTGCGCAAGATTCTAAGCTCGGAGAATGGGCGGGATATTGATAGGGAATTTACGTTTCTGCATGCGGTCTTCCCGCGTGCGGTCAGTGACCGCAGCCACTATGGCGACGCGCTCGCTGGCGCGTCGTCGCCCAACGCGGGCGAAGGCGAAGAGGTTAGATCTGGGTTCGTCGATGCCAAGTTTCGGCGGTTCGCGAGCGTGTATGTGTCGGTAGAGGATAGGCACATTATCGAGGAGGGGGGCTACTACGAGATGCCGTATGCGGTGTGCAGGCTCTTAACGAGTAGTGGCGAGGTCTACGGGCGCGGGCCAATTAGCGAGGTGATGCCTGACATTAAGTTAATCAATTTGGTGGTGCGCGATATGTTGCTGGCGATTGAGAAGGCACTCAATCCGCCTGCAATTGTGGCGGAGGATAGCGGGGTGCGTCTTGATTTACGGCCGGGGGGGGTGACGACGTGGGACGCGACGAATCCGGCGAACAAGCCGGAGTTTCTGCAAATGCCTGCGCGTATCGATGTGAGTGAGGAATGGGTGAGGCAGACGCGGGAGCGCATTCAACGGGCGTGCTTTGTGGATATGTTCCACATGCTCAATAGGCCTGAGGTCGCCAATAAGGAGAAGACGGCGACGGAGGTGAACGCGATGATGCAGGAGAAGATGCCTAGCTTTTCGCCGATATTTGCACAGGTCACGAAGGAGCTTCTAAGTCCCCTACTCCAGCGTGCGTTTGCGATGCGGCTGCGCAGTGGGCGTGCGAGCGAGCCGCCGCAGTCGGTGGTTGAGGGGGGCTCAGCAGACTACAAGATTACGTTTGCGGGTCGTATCGCCCAAGAGATTAAGGCGACTCAAGACCAAGGCAGTATGCAGGTGATTAATCTGGCGGGGATGCTCGCACAGATAGACCCGAATGTGCTGCTTGTGGTGAACTGGCAGAAGCGGTTTCGCTCGATGGCGCGTAACTGGGGCTTGCCGGTGGAGGATATCCGCACGGAGGAGGAGGTTGCAGAAATTATGCAGGCGCAGGCTGAAGCGGCACAGGAGGCGCAAGAGGCCGATCAGATGCAGGCGCATACGAGCGCGGTGAAGAACCTAGGGCCGAGCGCACAGGAGGCGGCAACACAGGCGTTACTAGGGGCGGCGTAACACGAATTTTACTATGACTACACAATCAAAGGAGCTACGAACTCCCGAGCAGATACATAACGACCATCGTTCACTGAGTGAGAAATTGGAGGCGCGGGCGAATGCGATTGCCCGTGCCTATGTGCATGTGTTTGGGGGCAAGGAGGGGCAACTCGTGCTGGATGACTTGAAAGCATTTTCGCGCCTAGGGTGTTCGTCCTTTAGTGAAAGCCATCCGTATATGGCCTATTGTGAGGGCGAAAAGGAAACGGTGCGGTATATTCTGCGCGAAATCGAGAGGGGAAAGGAGGGCTAATTTTATGAATACGATAATCCAAGAGGCAGAGTTTAAGGCGGGTGAATATGGGGAGTTGGTCATCGTGGGCCAACCTGTGATTGAGGCGGCTTTCTTCGACTTCTACCCGAAGGGGGTTTATGGCGAGCCGCCCGAAGCCCCACACAGGGAGAAGGGGCCGCCGTTGGGCTGGAGGCAGACGCCACCGACTGGGCCTAGCAGTGGAGGCTCGGACGGGAGTGTTACGCTGCCGCCGTCTACTGTCGCGCCCGCTAGGGCGGCTAGCGAGAATGACGAGCCAGAGCCAGAGCCGGAGGGGCTAGCAGAGGCGTTTGCCGAGCCGCGTATGGTGCTTTATTGCTCGAATAGCCCACGGGATGGGTGGAAGCGTATCGGCGAATTTAAGGCGCACATTTACACCGAGCAGGTGCGCAAAGTGCGGTTTTACCGCATCATTCACCCGAAGGGCTGCCCGTTTGAGGGCAAGGTCACGGTCGTGGGCAAAACAATCTAAGCGAAGGAGGAACTACTATGAGGAATAAGCCAATTTTTAAGGTAATTGAGGTAAAGTCTGCTGAGGACATTCCTGAGTATATCGAGTTCGGTAGGTTGGATTCGTGGCGTGTAAATGTTTCAATTCGTGCGACTTCGCAGACCAAGTGGACTCACCTGATTGGTAATAACCCTTTCAATTACATGCCTTTGCGGGAGAGCCTAGATGGGAAGTTCTGGTTTAATTATTCATATCTTTCTGGGCATCCTTGGAATGAATTCTCAGCAGGCGGGATGGGGTATTCGAACTATGCCCCCAGCTTTATTCGGTTGTATATCAAAAATGCCCTACCTCCGGAATTTGTAGGCACAATAACAGCGCGGTTGGATTCCCTTCAATAGGGGCGGTTTCGCCAAAGCCACTCACGAAGCAGAAAGCCAAGAATAGCTAAGACTATCACTCCAACAATCTTACCAATCACTATGAGCACAGAAATCGAAGAACGTATAGAAATTAATGGCTACTCTATCGACACAGAGGGGCGGATTTATCGCGGGGACGAACAGGTGGCGACGCGCGACTTGGGTACTGGCGAGGTAACTTTGCTGCCGGATAAGAGAAACTATCGTGCGAGCGTGGGTAGGTTCATCAATGAACTGGATGCGCGGGCGATGGGAAGCATCAAGCTTGCCCCTGTGGGCAATGAGAATGGAGGGGGCGGCGAGGATGCGGGGGTAGTTATCCCGAACTCTGGGCCGGGGGGGCCCGGGGGCGGAGGCTATCCGCCGGACTACGATGAGACGCCCCCGCCGAGTAGTTTAGCCCCTGCCGAGCCGCCTGAGCCTGAGCCGAAGGCAGAGGAAGCACCAGAGTGCACATGTGAGGGCAAGGAGCTTAGCTTCGCGGAGGTTATGCGTTTCTACCCCGAGGGTGCTCCGGCTTGCGATTGGCGGGGCGACTTAACGCCTGAGTTTGTGGACTGGTTTTATGAGAACTACCCGAAGGAGGCGGAACTGCGCTATGCGGGGCGGTTTACGCATAGGAACTTTGAAGAGCGGCAGCGGGCGGCTCGTGAAGAGGCGCGGGGCGGAGTAATCTAACAATCAAGGAGATACTTTTTCTATCATGGATGCTGGAATTTTAATGGATGAGGCCGCTGATGAGGTAGCGGACACTCAAGAGGTGGGACTAGGCACGGGTGAGGCTGGGGTAGCTGATACGGCTGCGCCCTCCTCTACCCCATCGTCTGATGCGGGTGCGACTAGCTCTGGGGTGCTGATCGATGCGCATGGGAACTTCGTAGGGAAGGCGTGGGCGGGCGAGGATGAGAAGCTGGCGGAGAAGTTTACGAGTATCGGGGCACTGGCGAAGTCGTATCGGAATCTTGAGCAGATGCTGGCGAGGCAGGACAGGGTCGCGGTGCCTGCTGAGGGGGCGAGCGAGGAGGAGGTGGCGGCGTTCTATGCGAAGCTGGGGCGGCCTGAGTCGCCGGATGGCTATGAATTGCCCGTGCCAGAGGAGCTTAAGGAGTTTGAGGGGTTGCGCAGCGAGGAGGAGGTCGCCGCATTTCGGAAGGCAGCGCACGAGGCGGGGTTAACGCCTCGCCAAGCACAGGCGGTCGCGCAGATGCACTACGCCCAAGTTCAGGGTGCGCTTGCGCAGCTAAGGGAGGCGCAGACGAAGGCGCGTGATGAGGCGATTGCACAGCTTGCGAAGGGCTGGGGCACGAGTGCCGAAAGCGAGGCGTTTAAGGGGCATGTCGCACAGGCGAGGGCTGGGGCAAAGGTGCTGGGTATCGATGCGGAAACGCTCAAGAGTTCGCCGGAGCTTTCGAGTAATCCGCACTTTATCCGTGCGATGCACCGAGCCGCAGAGATTGCAGGTGAGAAACCGGCGGTGGCTGCGCGTGAGGGGCAGGCTTTGAGCGGGAACGCGATTCAGGAGCGTATCGATGCTATCCTGAAGAATCCGGATAGTCCGTATTGGAAGGCAAACCATCCGGCGCGTAAGCAGACGCTTTCGGAGCTTACGAAGCTCTATGAAGCAAAGGCCGAATTGGCCTGAGAGAAAGCCTCCTAAAATGGAGGCTTTTTTATTGACTGGATATGTTAATGGAGTGACTAGTGGCGGTGAACTGAGGAGCAGGGGATAACCCTTTCTTGGCAGGAGGGGCCTTCGAGGCGCAGTTCCTTGAGCGGCAAGGGGCCGTGCTGAGTGCTGGCGATAACCTCATGAAAACACGGGGCCGCTTAGCGAGGGCGCGATAACTCCGAAGAGAAGCCGAGCAAGCGGACATGGGATTCTTTTCAACCTTTTAACCATAAAGGGCCCGCATGCGCTGTGCACACTTGGCTTGTGGCTAGGTGAGAGAGCTTGGGGCTGTGGGCTCGCACTTCTTACAATGTCATTTCAAATCACGACTGCTTTTGTGGAGCAGTATAACTCGACTGTGGAGCACTTGTTCCAGCAGACGACTTCAGAGCTGGAGAATCGGGTGCGTCGGGAAACGCAAAATGGGGCGGTCGAATACTTCGACCAAATGGGCGCGACTTACGCAGTGAGGCGCACGGTGCGTCACGGCGATACTCCGCGCATCGATAGCAAGCACTACAAGTGTGCGTGCTATGTCGATGACTGGGAGTGGAGCGACCTTATCGACAAGCAGGACAGGGTGCGCTTGCTGCATGACCCGTTAAGCGAATACTTGCAAACGGCGGTATGGGCGTTTCAGCGCGTCAAGGATGAGACGCTTGTAGAGGCGGCGACTGGCGTAGCGTATCGGAGTAATGGGCCGGGGAGCGGTGCGCCGTTTGGGGTGAACTTGCCTGCCTCGCAGAGCTTGGCGGTGAACTTTGTCACTCAAGGGCCTCCTGTAACCAGCGGGTTAACGGTCGAAAAGTTGACGCGGGCGCGGACGCTGCTTTCTGCGGCGAATGTGCCGAAGGGTGCGCCGCGCTACTTCGTGTGCACGGAGTATCAGATCGAGGATCTGTTGCTCGATGCAGAGCGGCATAGCGACTCGCCGCTTACCGAGATTCGGGCTCTGCACGAGGGCAAGATTAACCACCTGATGGGCTTCGAGTTCGTCACAATCGACCCTGGGATTGTGAAGCGCGATCCTTCGACGGGTATCCGTGAGTGCTTCGCGTATGTGAAGCCTGCGCTTATCTTGTCCACCGGCCAAGAGATTGAGTCGGATGTGTCGAAGCGTGCGGATAAGAGCAACGCGGTGCAGCCGTATGTGTCGATGAGTGTGGGTGCGACGCGCACACAGGAGAAGGGTGTCGTGCAGGTGTTCTGCGAGGACAATTCGTAATATGAGATGGGGGATGCGGGAGGGTTGGCGGGCATGCGCCCCTTCCCCTCCCCTCCCCTGTCTTCTCACTCTAAAAAAACTAACACGAAAGGGATAATATTATGGCTACTTTTGATACTGAATTATACAAGGCGCAGAACTCGCATGGGCAGTGGCCGCAAGCGCGGTTTGCCAATGCGAAGGTGCGTTATGCGATTTGTGAGTATAAGACTGCGGGTAGTGAGGCTGCGGGCGACACGGTGAACTTGTGCCGTTTACCAGCGGGGGTTCTTCCGGTGCCTGCGCTCTCGCATATCATGCATCGGCATGCGGCGGAGATTAAGGTCTCTATCGGCGTGGCGAGTGACCCCGTGCTGTATGGCGAGCAGATCCGGCTGCATGGCTCCAATACGAATGTCTCGATTGGGCAGGGTTCGCCTCCGGCCTATACGGGCCTTGGCGACCAGTTCTATAAGCCGAAGGTCTTGGGCGAGGGCGATGAGGTGGTAAGTCTGAAGTTCGACACTGCGGTAGCGAACGCGCGAGACATTACGGTTTATCTTGCCTATATCGCGGAATAGTGGCTCTATGCGAACTGGTTTCGCATATACATAGATGGGAGGGTCGGCCTCGGGATGGGCTGACCTTCCCCCACAAACGGGGCGGCTCTGGGTTTCTGGGGCCGCCCTTGTTCAAAGTGACAGGATAGCGAGAAAACCAATAACCTGACGGCGAAGCAACGAGCGAGCCGCACAATAGAAAGGTCGAGACCTTGGCGACGCGATTGGACATTTGTAACATGGCCTTGGGCGAGGTGGGCGAGGTGGCGTTGACTGCGCTGGGCGAGGACTCGACGCTCGCGGAGCTTTGCCGTCGGTTTATCGGGCCAGCGGTGCGCGAGGTGCTAAATCGTGGGCACTGGAAGTGTGCGCGAACGGGTGTGGAGCTAGCGAAGCTCTCTTTGCCGGCTGATGAGAAGCGGGGGATTGGCTGGGCGGAGGCGTATCAGTTGCCGCAAGACTATATCCGCATCGTGAGTTTCAATGAGGTGGATAGCTGGGCGAGGTGGCGGGAGTTGTTTGAGGTGCGCGGGGACTGGATTTTAACGGACGCGCCAAGGGTGCATGTGGTGTATATCCGCGACTTGAGCGCGAGGGGCGAGGATGTGCACTTAATGCCTCCACTGCTTACGAAGGCGTGTGCGCTTGCGCTGGCGGCAAAGTTGGCGTGGCCGCTGCAACAGGGGCGTGCTCTAAAGGAGAGCCTTGAGCAGTCGTGCGAGATAGCTATCCGGCATGCGAAGGCGAGTGGCGCACAGGAGGAGTTTATGCCAAGGCTGAATCTGGCACAGGGGTCACGTTGGCTTCCGGGGCGGCATTAGTGGGAGGATTTTAATATGGAGGAATATAACCCGAACTCAACACCGGCACTCTTGGCGACTATCTTAGCGCGGCTGGATACGCAGGAGCAGCGTCATGACGAGCGGATAGAGGGGCTGCGTGCGCTCATGGAGGAAATAAAGGTGCAGACGACGTTGACCAATGGGCGGGTGACAGGCTTGGAGCGTTGGCGCGATATGTATCTGGCGAGGGCGGGTGGAATCGCGTTGGCCGCCTCGATGGGGGCGGCGGGCGTGGCGTGGGTGGTGAACCTTTTATTCAGCGGGAAATGAGTTTCACGTTACTGAAGAACAATTTTACAGGTGGCGAGTGGTCGCCTAGGCTTGAGGGCAGGAGCGACTTACAGGGCTACGGGAGCGCGTGCCGTGTGATGGAGAATATGCGCCCGATGGTGCATGGGGGCGCGGTGATGCGGGGGGGGCTGGAGTTCGTGGCGGAGGCGCGCACGGGGTCTAAGCCGGTGCGGTTGATTCCGTTTACCTACTCGACGAATACGCGCTATGTCATCGAGGCGGGGGATAAATACTTTCGGATTCGGCGGGGGCACGATGCGTCGATTGCGGCGAACGCGATTACAACGCCCTACAAAGATAGCGAGGTATTCGAGGTTCAGTTTCGGCAGGTAAACGATGTGATGTATTTGGTGCACCCGATGCATGCGCCAAGGAAGCTTTCGCGGCTGGGCGATACTAATTGGACGCTTACGGAGGTGATGTGGGATTACGCGCCGCTGCGCGACGAGAACGTCGATGAGGGGGTAAAACTGAAGTTTGAGAATGGGGCCTTGAGCGCACAGGGGGGGGCCGTGTTCGAGAGCGGGCATGTGGGGGGCTACTTCGAGCTTAGGCATTTGAAGCAGGCAGACGGGGTGGAGTTGACGTTATTCCCTATTATCTCTTGGGACGAGAATGCGCATGGGGTTGGGGTAGAGAGGCTTTCGGCTGCACTTGCGGTGCGTGGGGACTGGGAGTTTACCACTACCGAGTTTTGGTGGGGGACGATTTTTCTGGAGCGCAGTCGCGACAATGGGGCGAGTTGGGAGTTGCTGCGCAAGTGGGGCGGTTCAGCCGACCGCAATATTTCGGCTTCGGGCAAAATCGACGAGGAGGATGCCGAGCAGCTAATGCGCATTAGGTATGTAAATAGCGGGAGTCCGTTTAAGGGCATAATCAGACATAAGAATACTGATCCGCCTGACCAGTGGACGAATTCGACTGCGCGCTTGGAGACAAAGGATGTTTACGTAAAGGGCTTGGTGCGGGTGACGGGGGTTTCCAGTGGGACGACGGCGCAAGCGGTGGTAGTGGGTAAGCATAAGGTGGCCTCGCCTGACTGGACAGACCGTTGGAGCGAGGGGGCGTGGTCAGCGCACAGGGGCTTCCCGCGTGCGGTGGCGTTTTTCGAGCAGCGGATGCTTTACGCGGGGAATCGTGCGCAACCGCAAAGGGTGTGGGGCTCGCGGGGGAGCGACTTCGAGAACTTTCGTTATGGGGACGAGGATGACGCCGGAGTGGCTTTCGATATCGCGGCGACGGAGGGCAACCCGATTCTTTGGATGGAGGGCTTGCAGCGGATTCTAATCGGGACGAGCGGGGGCGAGTTTGTTATGAGTGGGGCGGCGGGGGGCGAGGCTCCGCTGACGCCGTCGAGTGTGTTGGTGCGTCGTGTATCCTCTTATGGGTCGGCGATGCATGTGCCGATTGCGGCCAATGAGGGTCTTGTTTTTGTGCAAAGGCAGGGCAAGAAGCTTCGCGAGTGGGTGCTTTCGCTACAGCGCGAGGGCGAGGGTGCGCCGGATTTATGCGTGCAGGCGGAGCATTTCTTTGGGAGTAGAGCGATTCAGGATGTTGGGTTTGTGCGTTGGCCTGACCCGAGTGTGGTGGTGGCTTTGGGCGACTGCTTGGGGTGGCTGACTTACGATAAGGAGAGCGGCATACAGGCGTGGGCGCGGTATGTTACCCATAATGGCATTTTTGAGAGTGTGTGCGGGATTTACGGGGAGCCGATTGATGAGGTGTGGTGCGTGGTGCGGCGCAAGGTGGGGAGCACTTGGAAGCGGTTCATTGAGCGGTTTACGCCGGAGGCGGACAACAAGCAGGATGCGCGTTACTTGGACTGCCACCAGAGCGGGACCTTGCCGTATGACTGGAGCTGGGTTGTCCCTGTTGGGAGCCATTTGGAAGGAGAGCAGGTGCGCTTGTATTTGGGCGGTGTGATGCTTGGCGATTTCTCGGTCGTCAATGGGGTGATTATACCGCCGCCGAAATGGCGGGTGGGGATTAAGGAGAAGTGGGCGAAGTGGGAGGCGGACTATGGGAGCGGGGCTTCCCTGCCCTTGCGTCGCTACTGCGTGGGGTTGCCGTATAAGGCCGTTATCGAGACGATGCGGCTAGAGCTAGACGGGGAGAGCGGAAGCACTGCGGGGAAGGTGCGGCGGGCGCATAAGCTACTCTTGCGCTTCCAGAACACGGGTCAGGGGGTCAAATACGGTAGGGCGGGCGGCAAGCTAGAGGAGGTCATCTTCCGCGACGCAGTAGACCCCACGGATGGAACGCCACCGCTTTCGGACGATGAAAGGCAGGTTACTTTCCCGCTGGGGCACGATAGGGCCGCGCGGGTGCGCGTGGAGCAGGCAAATCCGCTTCCGTTTACATTATTGGGTCTAGCGGTTACTGCGGAAATCACTCAACAATGACTCTATGTTTATACGGTCGTTTCTCGAGGATGAGGATTACGATACTTTCCAAGCATTCTGCGTGGGGCATGGGAAGTGGGCTCCGACGCGGGATTTGCTGCCTCGTGTGGGGCTTGTTGTCCTCGAAGATAAAGGGCTGACGGGGGGCGTAGAATACCCCCTCGCCTTCTTCTGGGTCTACAAAGACCCGAGTTCGCGGATGGCGTGGCTTGGGTGGTTGACGACGAGGCCGGGTTTGAAGCCTCGCAAAGCGAAGGAGGTGTGCGAGTTCGCGGTAGAGATGGCGAAGAGTGCAGCGAATGCGCAAACCGCACGGGTGATGTTCACACAGACGGGAAGCATGGGGCTATCGCGGCTGTATCAGCGGTGCGGAGCGCGGGTAACGCATCCAGTGAATGTGCAGTTGGCGTGGGCGGTCAGTGACCGCTGCCAAGATGGCGAGGCGTCGTTGCCGCCTCGTCCTAAAGGGAAACGAACGAGCAATCTTTAATTTTAACCAAAGGGAGGGCGTAACTATGGGCTGGGCAACTTATGTGATGAATGGGGCCGCGCATATCGGCAATGTGCATGCGGAGCAGGAGGAGTATAAGCGCAAGGAGGAGTTGCATAAATACAATGCGCGTGTGGCCGAGCAGGACGCGAAGGATGCGCAGATGGACGCGCGGCATTTGGCGAATAGGCAGCGCGGGGAGAATGCGCGTCTATCGGCCAAGCAGCGGTCGCTTTATGGGGCGAGTGGCGTGGTGAGTGGCACAGGGACTCCGCTTGGGGTGCAGGCGCAGACGGCGGCGCAACTGGAGATGGTGGCTTTGGATAACGAGGTCGCGGGTCAGCGTGCGGCCTCGAAGCTGAGGATGGAGAAGCAGCTTCACTTGTTGGAGGCAAACGCGGTGAAGCGGGCACGGCGGATGGCCTTGATTGCAGGGATTATGGATGGGGGCCGAGCAACGATGACGGGGAGCAGCGGTGGCGGTGGTGGCGGGATGAACTTTGGCAGCATGTTTGGCGGCGGGGGCGGTGCCTCGGGGGGCGCGGCTGCCGGTGGTGGAGCCGCAGCGGGAGGATAGCGTGCGTCCTGCCCTACTCTTTCAGTCAATTTAACCAATCAACCAATAATCTAAACTCTTAACGTCTGTCTTCCCAAGCTGACGAGGCGACCAACGGAAGCCTCGCAAGAATGGAAGCGGACACTGTCCGCTGTGCCGACTATACCGTTATATTATCATCAAGGACAGGTTCCCAATCCACAGGGCGTGCGTGCTTCCCCTAATATGATGGGGGTGCAGGATGCCGCGCGGCGGCAAATGAACGAGGCGTTTGAGGGGCTGCGCAATGATTTGCAGGAGGCCAAGGACTACCGCGTAAAGAAGGAGTTGGAGTTGGCTCGCAACGAGGCGTGGGGGCAGTTCCAAGAATCGCTCAAGGAGCGTGGTGAGGAGGAGAAGTGGGCCGAGCAGTGGGAGAAGCAGAGTGCCGAGGTGGCCAAGCCGTTTTTGCAAATGAAGGGGCTCTCGCTAAAGGCGAAGCGGGAGCTGGAGTTTGAGCAAAAGGCGTGGGCGCAGCAGACGCGGCTTGGAGTGCAAAACCTCGCCACGCAGCGGGGTATCGAGGTGTCGGCAAAGGTGGCGTATGCGGCGGCTGACTCCGCGTGGGATAATGGCGACGAACAGGGGGCGCGCACGGTTTACGCTGAGATGGTGGAGCGTAAGCTCTTGGACGCTCGACTGGTGCCGCAGATGGTCGAAAAGGGCAGAGCGCGGATGCAGGTGCAGGAGGTGATGGGGCTGTTAAATACTGACCCGATTGCTGCGCTCGAAATGATAAAGGAGCGGCGCGAGGATAACAAGCCCAAGCATTTCGATAGGCTCTCGGAGGAGCAGCGGTATACGCTGGAAAACCATGCGAATAGGCGGGCGAGCGAGCTGCGCCAGAAGACCTACCAAGACCTCGCAGAGCGGATGCAGGGGGGCGAGGTTTTAGGGGACAAGGAGCTGGCGGAGCTGGTGGAAAGAAAGCTTTTAAAGGCGACGGATGCACAGCGGATTAAGAAGCAGCGGGCTGCCGGTGGAATGAAGCCTGAGTCTATTGAGTTCATGGAGCTTTTCCACCGCGCGAGGGTGTATGATGCAGCAAGGGATCCGAGTTTCGAGGTGGCCGATAGAATCATGGCCGAGTCGCTGGGGATGGCGGATTTCGACCGGAGGCGGCTGTGGGCGATTCTCGAACAGGGGCGGATGGGCGGAAATGGCGGGGGGGCTGGGGGCTCGCGGGCGAGTGGCGCAAATGAGGTGCGTAAGGTCGCTTTGGATGCGATTAGCTCACGATTCGCAGCGGGAGTTTATGGGTCGCCAGTCGATGACTTTAACAAGGAGAATCGAGAGGCGATGTTCCACCGTTACACAGTGGAGGACGAGATTGACCGATTTATGGCGCAGAATCCGAATGCCTCGAAGGTGCAGGTGTTGCGCTTTCTCGATGAGGTAGAAGCGAGGGTGAAGCAGGCGGGCGTAGCGCGTGATGTGCTGGGGGCGCAGGGGCTGCCCTACTCTAACGGGCGGGTCGCTTCGGCGACTACTTCGGCTGCGAGCGGCACAAGCTCGCCGATGTCGGTCGCGCAGGTGGGGGACGCCAGTAACGCGGTCGTCGAGGCTCTATTAAGCAAAGATGCAGCGGGCGAGGAGCCGAAGAAACCTCTTCGTCCTTCGCAGGTAGACTGGGCGAAGGCGGGTGAGACACTGGATGCGGTAGCAAATCAAGGGGGGCAAAAAAAATGAGTATCGGGCTTGAGCAATTGAACGGACAAGCGGTGCAACAGGACGAGGAGGCCAATGCGCTGCGCACGCAGCCAGTCGCGCCAGTGGGCGGTTATGTGCCTACGTGGGAGGAGGCGGGGGTGCTCCAAGAGGCATTGAGGGCTGAGCCAGAGGGTGAGCGTCGCGAGAAAATGGCGACGATGCTGGGGCGTTACGAGCAGCGGCAGCGGGCGCAGCTTCGCCGTGTCGAGGGGTTTTATAGTGAGGCGGGGCTTGAGGGGTTCTTCGAGAACTTGGAGCCGGAGGCGCGGGAGCGGTGGGAGCCGTTGTTGGCCAATGCGGAGAATCGCGAGGAGGTTATCGCCGCTGGGGCAAATATGGCGTGGTTTGCAGCCGTAAGGCCGGACTTGGCAGAGGCGGCACTTGCGGACTGGGCTCCGTATCGGGCGGCGGTGGCTGAGTCGCTGGGTTACAGGGGCGAGGGGCCGATTTCGGAGCGGGAGCTTTACGGTCGAATCCAAGGTCAGGTGACGGCGAAGAAGACGCGCGAGAGTCAGGGGCAGCGGCTCGCACAGACGATGTGGCGGGCGGGCTTAGAGGGGAGTTCTGATCATTGGCTGGATGCTTACCGCAGCGTGGGCGTGCCTGTGTTCGATGATCCAAACCAACCGAAACTGGAGTGGCCGCGTGAGGAGCGGGACTTTTACCGCGCTCAAGGGAGGACGGCGTTTGAGGCGGGGGTAGCGTTTGCGAAGAAAACGAAATTATTGCGCGAGCATATCCTTACTTCGCTAGCGCGGGATACAAACGCGGATGGGCGCGGGAGTGGCTGGATGGGTTACTCGGGTGAGGAGTTAATCGAGGAACTGGCGGAGTATTCTGATGAGGAGCGGCAGATTATCCTAAGTGAAGTGGCGCGAGCAGCGCAGACCAGCGAGCAGACGCAGTTTGGCCGCGAGGAGAAGGGCGCGGCGCAAAAGGTGGGCGAGAAGTTTGGCCGCTTCGTCGCCGAGATGTGGCGCAATACCACAAGTGATGCGTCGCGGGTGGATAGGCTGGCGGAGAAAAAGCACGCGCTGGAGGCGCACGAGGGGGGCGAGCGGCTTTTTATCCGCGAGGGGCGAGTGCATGAGGTGTTTACTGAGCAGCAGGCGGGCGAGATGCTGGGCTCGTCGCGCAGTTTAATAGATCCTTCGGCGGCGGTCGCAGGGATGCGTGGCGATGCGGGCGATAGGGCTCGCGAGGCTCTGGGTATCCGCGAGGCGACAAAAGAGGAGGTCGAGGCGTTTAGGGAGCGGGTAGCCGAGGATGAGAAGCGGTTCGTAATCGAGGGGGAGCTGAGGGCTCTGGCCGAGGGCGAGATAGACCCGGCACAGTTTGAGAGTCGCATCCTTAATGGGTTGGCGGAGGCTCCGGGCCAACTGGCGTATATGGCGCAGATGAGGCTGCCTTTCGGCATCGGCTACGCGTTGTTCTACAGGGGTAATGTGGCGATGCGGACAAAGGAGCTTATGAGTCGCGGGGTGCCGCTGCACAGGGCGCGGGATATGGCGCAGTGGTCGAGTATCGGCGAGGGGTTAATCGAAATGGCGGAGGCCAATATGGTGTTCGGCAAGGTGCCTGGCTTCCTCAAGAAGGCGTTAAAGGGGCCGATGAAGTCGCTGGCGGCGGGCGATGTGGCGAAGCGGGCGGGGACGTTGTTTGCCGCTGAGTATGCGACGCAGAACTTGCAGGAGTTTGCACAGGATGTCTCGACGCTGATTATGCAGGACTACAGGGCGGCGAATGATGGGGATGTACCGCACACGAAGCCGGAGCATTGGAGCGAGTTTTGGGAGTCGCGGTTGGATACGGCGGTGGTGCTTTTGCCGTTTGCGTTTCTGGGCACGGGGCTGGCCGTGGGCGTGAATGACAGGGCGTGGGCGAGTGCGTATTTGGAGGATCGCAGAATCGCTTTGGCTAATGGGTTCGTGCCGGAGGTGGCTGACCAAGTCGCTACGCTGGCCGCCGATGGGAAGGTGAAGGAGGCAATCGACTTAATGCAGGAGGCGTGGGGTGATTCCGAGCGCAGAAGGCCGACGCGGGGCGAGCAGTTGGCCGCGATTGATGAGTTGGCGTTCGAAGCGGAGCTGAAGCACGGGGAGTTTATCGACTCGGGGCGGGTGCGGCAGCGCGAGGGGGGTGTCTACGCGGTGCATGATGGCGAGGGGGGGCTAGTCGATATTTTCAACGAGGCGCATGAGGCGTTTTCGTTCGCTGCGGAGGTGAAGGAGCGCGAGGAGGCACAGGCAGCGCAACAGGCCGAAGTGCAAAGCACGGATAGCAGTGAGGTGGGCAGGCCGCAGGTCAGTGACTTGACCCAATCTGGCGAGTCTACGATTGGCGACTCGTCGATACAGCAGGACGTGCAGACCCAACAGGAGCGGGCTAAGCTGCTTGCGTTGTGGGAGTTTCTTTTTGGTGAAAACCGCCAGTCGGTCGCTACGCTTGAAGGCACGGAGTTTTCAGGGGGCGACAGCGGTAAGCTGCGTTTCCGCATTGCTGAATGGTATGCGAAAAATGGAAACGCAATCGTCACGGTCGAGGGCGTGGGGCCGGTTAAATTGGATGTCCCCGCCGTCGAACACAGTTTGAGTCATGGGCGATGGCGGCAGAAGATCGCCGCGTTTGCCGCTGTGCCGGATGTGCTTCGCAAGGGCCAACTCATCCACCGTGAGCCACTTCGCGGAGCTAGAGACGGGGGCGAGTTCCTGCACTTTGCCGCGCCTATTCAGATAGGTGCCAAGGAGTATATCGCCGATGTCATGGTAAAGACCGACTCAAAGGGGAGCCGGATGTATCTGCATGACGTCATTTTAACAGAAAAACTCCGGCAGCCTGCTTCGCAAGGCGGTGCTGATGCAGTCGGATTATCAACTGAAGCAGTCGAAGTGCCAACTGGGGAGCAATCCGCATCCACAGGTGCCAGAGTTGCCGAACAGGTGCTGCGGGGTATCTACGCTGTCAAGTCTGAAGCTTTGAGGACAAAATCAGATTTGGCCTCTACCTCTGAGAATGAGGGGAAGGCAGATGGCTCCTACACCGACCTCGCTTCTCCGCTGCACTTGCGCCAGCCGAATGCGGCGGCGACTTCGCTCACGGGGACGCCAGAGACCAAGGGCAAGAAGCCGGTGTCTTCGACGGCGGTGCTCAATGCGTTTGCCAAGGTGGCTGAGGCGGTGGGCAGGGATAAACGCAGCGTCAACCGCGTGGGGCGGATAAAGAGCCGCAACGCGCTGGGGGTCTACAATGCGGGTTCGCAGGTCGCGCGTATCCGCACGGCGGGCGACACGACGACGGGAGCGCATGAGCTGGCGCACTTGATTGATGATGCGTTGTGGGGGCGCGACTTCTGGAAGAAGAGGGGGTTGCCGGTGGGGCACCCGATTATGCTGGGTGAGGGGCACTGGAAGTCCAACGCGCTGAAGCTGTCCGACGAGGCGCGGGCCGAGCTTCGCAAGCTGGGTAATGATCTCTACAGGGAGGGCGAGCCGCACAATGGGTACGTAAGCGAGGGTTTCGCCGAGTTTGTGCGGTTGTGGCTGACCGATGAGAAACAAGCACGCGAGAAGGCTCCGCAATTTTCCAAGTTCTGGGAGGGAGTGCTAAAGGAGCGGCCTAAGCTGGCTGAGGCGATTAAAGCGGCAAGTGCGCTGGCCCATCAGTATCTCGCACAGGGTTCGCTCGCGCGGGGGCTGGCGGGTATCGTCAAGCAGCCGAGCACGGGGGAGAAGATTGTCGAGGGTGCGAAAAGGGAGGTGTCGGATTTTCGCAGGAAGTGGCTGGAGGCGGGCACAGCGATTGAGTCGATGGCCGAGGAGGCCGCACGGTTGCGGGGCGATGAGGCGGGCAAGCTGCCGACGGCACTAGACCCGTTTGCGTCGTTTAAGGCATACCGGTTGGCCGCCGATGCAATCGTAGAGGATATGGCCCAATATGGGATGGTGGGTTTTGGCCGAAACCGAACGGGTATCGCGCCGCTAAATGATGCGTTTACGCTGGTGGGTGTCGAAAAGGCGGATGCGTTCGTAGTCTACTTGTGGGCTAAGCGGACGGTCGCGCTCTACGATGACCCGAAAAATGGGCCGCGTAACTCGGGGTTGGCGATTGAGGATGCGCGGCATATTTTACAGGAGTTGGGTTCGCCGCAGTTTGAGCGGGCGGCGGGGATCGTCTACGCATGGGGCGAGGGGTTACTGGACTACGTGGCGGAGGCGTCCCCTGCCCTCGCAGAGATGGTGGCGCGGATTCGCGCGGTTGACCCGGGTTCGTATATCCCGCTGAAGCGTGAGTTTGCCGAGCTTGATAGGCAGTTTCGCGCAAGTGGCGGTGGGAGTGCGGCGCGGGCGCAGCTAACGAAGCGGCTGAAGGGCAGCGGGCGGCGAATCAAGCATCCGGTCGAAAGTATGCTGGCACAGGCAAAGGATATGGTCTTAAAGGCGCATCAGCGGCGGGTTATCGACCAGGTGCTGCACCTCGCGCGAACGGTGAAGGGGCTGGGTCACTTCGCCGTAGAGGTGCCGGTCGCGCAGGTGCCGATTGCCCAAAGGCCAATGGCCGAGCTACTGCAAAGGGTCGAGGGGGCCTTGGGCTCGCGGGGCGAGCTGGCGAAGCTGCTGGAGCAGACGGGACAGGGCGACTTGCTCGAAGAGGTGGTGACTTTCTACGGGCCAGCGGCGGAGCCAAAGGCGGGCGAGTGGCCGGTGCTGCCCGTCTGGGAGGATGGCAAGATGAAGTGGTTCGAGCTGGAGCCGGAGCTTTATGCGGCTCTGGCACATATGGACAACCAGTCGCTCTCGACTACGGCCGAGTTGCTGGGGGGCAAGTGGGCGCGGGCGTTCCGGCTGGGGACGACGGGGCTTAATGCGGGCTTCTCGATGATTACGAACCCAGCGCGTGACTTGATGACTTTAATGCTCAATAGCAGGGCGAATGGGTCGCGCGGCGAGGTGTTTGGCGCGTGGCTGGGTGCCATGCGCGATACGGTGCTCTACCAGATGACGGGGGGGCGTATCGGCACAGATGGGGGCGATATTATGCGGCGGCTGGGGGTCGAGATGGCGCAGCCTCTGGGGCAGGATACGAAGCCTCTGGAGCGGACGGTGCGGCGTATCATGAATGGGGGTAAGTGGAACCCGATGAGTATCGCCGACTGGGTCGATGGGCTGCGCAAGGTGCTGTCCATGTCGGAGATGGCTCCACGCTTGGCGGAGGTGCGCCTAGTCGCAAAGCGGATGGGGATCGACCTCGATAATATGACGCGGGGCGAGGCAGTGGAGCTTAGCGTCGCGGGTAAGGAGGTGACGACGGATTTCACGGCGGCGGGGGAATTGGTGCGTTACTGGAACTCGATAATCCCGTTCCTCAATGCGGGGATTCAGGGGAAGGTGGCGCATGCGCGGGCGTTTAAGCGTAACCCGACGCAGTTCTTGATTACCGCGTTTTCGATGACGGTGGGCGGGCTCGCGTTGTGGAGTCTGTATCGGGACGAGGAGTGGTGGCAGGAGATGACGCCGGAGGAGCGTTACGGGTATGTCTACATTCCGTTCTTCGGGGAGCTTATCCGTATCCCGCTGCCGTTTGAGATTGGGGGGCTGTTCGTCAGTGGGCCGATGGCTCTGATCGATGCGTGGTATCAGGAGGAGCCAGAGCGGGCGGCGGGTTGGTTGCGCACGTTTTTAGAGGATATTGGGCAGTTCGAGTTGGTGGAGTTTGACCAACTGGGCGGAAAATCCGTGCCGGTGCCGCAACTGCCGGTGCTGGGGCGGCTGGTGGGCGAGCAGGCGACCAACAAGAGTTTCCACTACGGCTCGCCTATCGTGCCGCGTTGGCAAGAGGACTTGCCGCCAGAGGAGCAATACGGGCATTACACGACGCGGGCGGCGGTGGAGATCGGGCAGGCTCTGGGGGTAAGCCCTCGCCGCGTAGACCATACAATCCGCTCGGTGTTCGGCGGGGTCGGGATGGATGTGGCCGCACTAGCTGGGCGGGGTAATCCTCGGGTGGTTAAGCGCGAGTGGGAGGCGGCGGATACGCCGGTTCTTGGGCGGCTGTTCCATCGGGGTGGACAAGCGGCGCGCAGGCCAAAGAGTGTGGACACGCTTTACGAGGTGTATGATGAGGCTTTGAAGCGGAATCGCTCGCGCGTGCAGGTGGAGAGCGAGCTTCAAAAGCAGCAGCGGCTGATGCTGGGCGACGCGGTGAGGGCTATCGGGGTCTTGGGCGATGTGGCGCAGGCGACCGCCGAGCGTGAGATGCGCCAGAAACTGCAAAGCGAGCAGGTGCGTATCGCCAAGGAGGTCGTGGAGCTAATCCGCGCGGGGAAGGTCAATCGGCAACTCGGTAAGGCTGAACGCGATAGGGCTCTCTACCGCGAGGAAACGAAGCTGCGCGAGCTGGGCGGCAAAAAACAGGGCACAGGCACGCGCCAACTGCGAGCGTGGACGACGTATGGGGAGCAGTGAAAGGGCGGGCAGCGAAAGGGCTTGTGGGGGCGTGGGGTTGCTCTATTGGTCAGTCGTCATGGCTAAGACTGCTACGGCTCCCTTCTCCCACTCCCTTGCTCAGAGCGTAGCACATCATGCGCGTGAACAGGGGCGCGGCTCTCGCTCACAGGGAGGCTTCCGCGCAGCCTCAATTGAGGAGCGAACCGCCGTTTTGGAAACGCGCTGGGAGCAGACTGTCCCCTCACTGGCAACGAAAGCCGACTTGCGCGACTTGGAGAACCGCCAGCTTAAATGGGGTATCGGCGCAGGGATTGCTTTGTTAGGAGTCTTTGCGGCAGTGTTTATTGCCAATACCGCGCGAATGGATGCACTCGACGCGAAGCTTGATGCTAGTGTCAGCAGGCTCGACGAGCGCATGGATAGGCTCGATGCGAAGATTGACCGGCTCGATGCAAAGCTGGATGCGCGTTTCGATGCGATTATGGTCGAACTGCGCGAGCAGCGCGGTAAATGAGCTTTTTGCTGACGCCAACAAAAAGCCCCCATTCGCGTGGAGGGAAAGGCGAATGAGGGCTGGAATGGGCACGGCCTACCGTGCGTAGCGGTGGAAAAAAGAGGGTTACAAGTCTGCGAGGAGCTTGTCTTTGAAGCCGCCTAGTTGCTGCGCAGAGTATCCGCGTAGGAGTTCGTCGAGCTCCATGTGTTTTGCGTCCGCAGCTAATCCAAGCTCCCGCCACACCGCATCTGGGTTTTGCGCGTAAAGTTTTAGGAGAAAGTCGCTGGGATGCATGGTGACAATGCCCCACTTCTCCAAGTGCTCGGGGCTGAAGTGCTTCTGGTTAAAAGTAACGATTACGCTCGCCTGTGCCTTGATCGCAGCAGCCAAAACATGACGGTCTTTTTCGTCGTTGGTGCATTGGGCAATGAGTGGATCAAGATCGGCTTGGAGTGCATCGGGCAAGCCGATGACGATCTCAGCGAGCTTGGTAGAGGCATACTGTGCACCGTGCCCGAGCTTTACCGCATAGGTGCGCCACACTTCCTCTAGGATCTGCTGACTCCAGTAGGGCAGGAACAGCCGCTCACTTCTGGCAAGGCCGAGGAGAAGTTTGGCTAGTGCCAGATAGGCCAAGACGTTAGCGTCGATGACTACGCGCAGCAGCGCAGGGGGAATGAAGGGCGCATTCATGCCTCAAGCATCTGCGCATACTCTGGCAGGACGTCGAAGGGGTTAGGCGAGTCATCAGGTGCTTGGTTGAGCGGGTCAGCCTGCCACTTGACCAGTCTTCGGTCATAGTCGGTTTTATAGGCGACAAGGTCGCTGAGCCACACGCAGCGTTCACCGTCGATTAGTTGGTGTTTGAGCAGGCCAACCTTGGTGAGGTGGCGAACGCCTTTGAGGGTCTTGCCCAAGAGCGGGGCGACTTGGTCGAGGGAGAGGATCGCATCGGTGGGGGGCGGCTGGGTGGCTCGCGCTTTTGCGGGCGCGGGGGCAGTGGGAAGTGTGGCGGTGCTCATGGTGGTTTCGCGGGTTTAAGTGGGATTAGTGGGGGTTAAGAGGGGGTAGAAGTCAAGGTGCGGAGGATTTCTGTGACTGCGTCGCGGGCTTCGGTGTTCATGGTCAGAACTTGATAAGGGGCCGCGTATGCTAGGAGGGGCGATTGAGTTTCAAGATGAGTTGGCAGGCGCGAACAATCTGCGTGGCTCGGAAATAGGTATCGTCTTCTGATAAGTAGGGGTTATGGGAAAAGGGCTCGTCCTCACATAATCCAGCGCAACTAAGGCGTTCTCCTATGTCGTGGTTAATCGTTTTGAGGTCGTGCAGTGCTTGGCGTTAGGTATTGCTCGCCTCGGTGCCGTGGGCCGTCTAAAATGTAATTTAGGGCGGTTTGTGCTGAATCTAGGGCATCATCCGAAGTGGGCGAGGAGTCGTAAGTATTATTCATTGTTTTAGAAATTTATGAGGGTGTGGGCTTCGTCGAACATGCGCCGCGCGGTGGATTCGCCCAAAAGTTGTGCCCACCATGCGCGGTCTTTATTGGTGGTGGTGATGCAGGGCATTTTGTTCCGGTAGACCCAGTCGTAGACTTGGGAGAGGGCTTTGCCTTCGCTCTCGAATTGGGTGTTGAAGCGGTGCAGGTCGTCGAAAAAGAATAGCGAAGACCATCGGCGGTGATAATCGAGGTAGTCATCGAGGCCGTGGCGGCTTGCTTCGAGGGCTTTTAAGATGCGCTCGGCAGTGAAGAACTCGAAGGCGAGGCCGTGGCGCACGTAGAGTTTGCCCAGAATTGCCCATGCGGCGCGGGTCTTTGCCTTGCCGGTTGCGCCGACAAGCAGGGGGCCGGGGCAAGTGCCGTTCCACTGCTGCACGGCGGCGAATGCTTCGGGAGAGGTGAGCTTTGCGCGGTCAATTTTTTCGTAAAACTGTGCGGGGCAAACCGTGCGAAAGCGTTCACTGCGATGCTCGATGAGGTAGCGTTGAGTGGCGTCGTCTTGGTCGTTCATGGCGAGTGGGAGCAGGCTAGTCGGCAAAGCCGAAGCGGCGCGGCTGGCCGGAGCGGTCGGCGGGCGCGGTTTTGGCGGGGAAAATGCCGGTGTAATCGCCGACAATTGATTGAGTTAGCGCAGCGATTGCGGCGGCTTCGGTGCCGATGTCGGGCTGGCTGAGGCGGTCGAGGTGCGCGGCGAAGAGCGACGGCCAGCCGCGCTTTGGGATTTTGCCTTGAAGCCTGATTTGCAGCCACTTGCGCCAACTTTCGCGGAACGCTGGCGAGTTGAGCGCAGCGGGGATTGCCAGACAGTCGAGGTCGATGAGTTCTTCGACGGCGGGGCGACTGGCTCGCTTGGGCTTCGGCGGCGGTTTGGCAGGCGGCGCAGCGACGGGCTGGGGTTCCGGCGGTGGCTGGGGCGTTTGGCTCGTCCACTGCGGCAAGGCGGCTTCCTCCTCGGCAGTCAAGGGAGTCGAAAAGTCGGGACTGTCCCCTGTCGGTCTTCCCCCAGCGGGGGAAAGGAAGGGGGTATTACTCTCTACTCTCTTCTCTCTACTCTCTACTATGACCCCCACCGTGACCCCCACCGTGTCCCCCACCGTGTCCCCCACCGTGTCCCCCACCGTGTCCCCTTGGGTGTCTAGCGGGGTGTCCCCTTGGGTGTCGGACACGTAGCTAGCGAGGTGTGCCTTTTGGTCTGTAGACCAATGCGAGACGTGTGTAAGTAGTTCGCCCGCACACATTCGCTTAGCTTCGTTCTCCGGCAGAGCGACGAACTCGTTGAACCTCGCAGTGGCAACGCTGCTATTATCAACCGTGTTAAGCTCAAGGAATCTGGTAAGAAGAACCATTTTCCCGATTTGTCTCGCAATGTCTGCTGTCTCCAGTTCCGCAAAGGCTCGGCGAACACGCGCGGGGCTCAATCGAGTGTCTTCGGAAATTGTCCCAGTAGGGCAGCGGTAACAGCCGATGTAATTTGAGTTAGGGCCTGCATGTAGATAGCAGGCTAGAAGTAATGCGTCCGCTGAGAACTCATCTCTGTGGAAAAGAGAAGCGGGCACTTTGCCAAAGTCGCGCATGGCTACTCGCCTCCTTTCCGTTTCTCAATGACGATGTGGATTTCGGGGTAGCTGTTTTTGGGCTGCGTGCGCTGGATAGTCCAAATGCACTCGGCATTGGTATAGCGGTCTATTACATGCTTCTTGAACTTCGTGAAGTGGGGGAAGTCATCGCGCTCCCATGCATCCAGCATTTCGGCGATTGAATCGATTGAGCGGCAAGCCGTCTGAATTGCGCATGCGTCATCGTATTTAGCTAAAAACTTTGAGAAAGTCATCACTCGCCTCCTTTCTGCTTTTCTTCGGGGGCAAACCGTTGGGTGATTTCGCGCAAGGCTTCGCTGAGCGTTGGGCGGTTAAATATCCATGTGGGATTGGGGCGGGGAGTAATGTAGGCAATGACGCGCTTTTCTATGCGCCCGTCATCATACACTTCTACGCTTGCGTCGAGCCGTGCGCTCTCTACTTGGCCTCGCGCATACTCGATAATTGCCTCGGCGGCTCGCTCTAGGAACACGCTGTGCGCACGCTTATTTTCAAGCTCGGAGACCTCGGCCTCGATTAGTTCTAAGTCGCTCATGCCGCACCTCCTTCCCGTGCCTTTTTCGCCTCGTCTATTGCGAAAAGAAGCTCAAGGGATAGGCCCTTGGCGTTGCAACGTGCATTCTCTATAGTTTTATAAACATACTCGAATTTTGGGGAGTAGGGCTTAATACCGGCTTTCTCTAAAAGAGTTGATAAGCCCTCTAGGGCTTCTTCCATAAGAACCGATTCGCGCCGAAAGGTATTCAGCATGCCGCCCACATAGGCGAGGGTTTCGATTTCCGTTAAGTGCCTCTGGCGGATTTTGGCTTTGTCATCATCGGGGATGAAGGGAGGAGATTGGCTCATTGTCTGTGTGTGTTAAAATTTGGGGTCTTCGTTGCGGTCTTTGCAGGGCTTCCACGCGCCAAAGCGCGGCGTCCAGCCGCAGTTTGATAGTATGCTCGTTTGCTCCCGAAGTAACGACGTCACGCGGTCTTCGATACTTAGCGCGTTCGGGGCGAGCTGTTCAGAAAGTCGCTTGGCTAAGACGTCGCCGACTTGCTTAGCGAGGAGCTGTGCAAGCTCCTCGGGCGTGCCGAGCACAGTGAAACCCTGTGCTTCGGCAGAGATATACGCGGCCTTACGCGCGGCGGGAATCTTGGGAGCCTCCTTTCTGCCTTTCGGCTTTTTCTTCCTTGGCGAGTTCGACAAAGTGGCGGACACAGTCTTCTAGCGACCAAATCGCATCTTCGATTGACTTGGCCGCTTCGCGCATGCGGTGGGCTAGGATGTTGTGATGGCCAGAGCTTGCGGTGAACTCTTCAAGATAGTTGGTTATCTGGTCTTGTAGCGTCTTGGCACTGTAGGCTGAGCTGTTGATACGAATGCGCCATATGTTAGGGTTTCTGTTCATGCGGCTACCTCCCTTTCTGCGCTGCAGGCTGTGGCGATAATGGCTGCGTCTTGGGCGTCGCGCTGCTTTATACGCAGCTCGTCGAGCTGGTCGCATGCGGATTCGATTTTGCTGCGAATCTCGTCAAGTGCGTCATCAGCTTTTTCCTTAAACGTTTCCATGTCACGCTGGGCACGGTGACTCAGGTGATTAAGTTCTTGGGCATACCAGAGCGCATTGTTGTTTTGGCGGTCGATTTGCTCTTTGAGCGCATCGCAGAAATACTCGATTGCTTCGATTTCGATTAAGAGGTTGTGCGCGTTCATGCGTGCACCTCCTTTCTGTGCACGGCGGCGCGGGCGTTAATGTCGGCGATTTTTTGCGCTTGGTAGCGGCGTTCTTTGGCGGCTTCGGCCATCTTTTGCATGGCCTCGCACAATTCTACGTTGGCTTTGTGCGTGTCGGTGTAGGCATTGGTTTTCGCCTTTAGGTCTAAGTGCTTTGCAATCCGGTCGCGGCTTTTGGCGTTAACCTGTGCCCAGTGTGCTTCAAATTCGCGCAGCGCAGCGACGGACTGCGTAATTGCCTCGCGGGCTTTCTCGGGAACGTCGTCGGCCATCCAGTAGCTTCTTGCTAAAAGTAGGGCGCGTTGGCCTTTGCGGACGAGTTGCGGAATAAGGGGCGCAAGTTCGTCGCGCACGGCGAGTTCATCGGCATCGAGTTTTTTGAGGGAGGGCGTGGCGGTTTTCATAGCGGGAGTTGTTCGTTGTGGGTTTCGGTGGGTTGTTGTGCGGGAGAAAGCGGAGGGTCTGGAAAATCTGGGACGTCGTCTTGTTGGTCGGCTTGCGCGGCCCATGCTTTCCACTTCTCCAGTTCGGGGCTGAGCGTGGCGCGTTCGCTCGCGTTGAGCTTCTTCCAAAATCCGCGCAGTGCTTCGGTGCCGGTGGTGGCGCATTCTTGCGCTTGCTCGTGCAGATACTGGAGCCGGTCGTCGGCAACGGGGTCTGTGACCCCTGCTTCTTGGCGTGCTCCCGTTGGTCGCACGTCCTTTGGCAAGGGGTGCACGGTGTATTGCGTGCGTTTGGCGCGGGTGGTCGTTAGCAGTATGGGGAACGCAGCGTCGATGTGGCTGGCGTGGGAGATGCGGATGCCGCCCACGATTTCGCCTCCGAACTTTACGCTATCGTCGCGGAAAAGCCGTAGGGTCTTGCCGACATACGCTTTGCCGTCTTTGCCCCACATGCCCACGAGCACGCGGCGCATGGATTTGCAGGGTTTGTAAGGGCGGCCTGCCTCGCCTTGGTAGTGAATAATAGCGGGTTGCTCGCGGCTGCCTTTCGTTACGTCGGTTATGGTGATGTCGAGCGGGCCCGCAATGAGGTCGTCAGCATTGAGCTGGTCGCTCTTGGGGATGATGGTTTCGGATAAGTCCACGGTCGGGAGGGGTTGAGGGTTAGCGGGTGCGCCTAATCGGGCGCACGGGGTAGAAGGGGATTTCTTGCTTGCGGATAAGGATGCACCAACAGGCGTGCAGTCGGGTGAAGCGGCGGCGGAGCCAGTGCTCGATGCGAAGGCGCAGCGGTCGCCGTTGGTCGATGTCGCGCCATGTCTTCATGGGCGCGTGGGAACGTGTGTAAGGTTTACTCATGGGGGCGTCCTCCATTTGCGGGTTACTCAATCACGATGTCGTCGTCCTCGGCGGCCCATGCGGGTAGCTCGACGTGGAAGGCTGCGCCGTTGCGCGGGTCGCTAAAGTCGCTCGACAAAATGCACTGCGTCCATTGGTCGCATGCTTGCTTCACTTGCGCTTGCTCGTGCGCCATATACTCGGGCGTGAGAAAAACGCGGCGCACGGTGTAAGGGGCTTGCGTCTCGACGAAGACGAGCGCAGCGGACATTTGCACCGGTGAGTAGCTGGGCAAAAGTGCGCTCAAACCGCGCAGATAGAACGCAATCTGGAAGGCGTAGTTGTAGCGGTAGACCGCTTGCTCAATCGCGCGGTCGGATACGTCGCTCGCGGTCTTCCAGTCCCACACGTCGATAGTGTGCGGGGTGATTACGACTCTATCGAATAGAGCGCGGTAGTAGATGCTGTGCTCGCTCCAAATCGCGGTAAGCTCGCTGTAGGCTTTCGCGCCTTCGGGCGGGTTGAAGGGGTCGTTTGTGCATCCGGCTGCGGCGTGGCGGCGCACGGAGTCCGCAATCGGCTGCGCGTCGAGGAAGTCTTTCTCAAGAATGGGGAGCTTGCCCGATGCCTTGACCTCGTCGCGCCATGCTTTGGCGGCGGCACTCTTAAAGTCGGGGAAGTGGCCGATTTCGACTACTCCCCTGCCCTCTGGTTCGGCAATCAGCGCGTGCGCGAGGCTGCCGGTATTCATCGAGCGCGTGGACTCCTTGGGCGTGTAATTCGGGTTTAGCCTCGGGTGCTGCGCGTAGACGTGCGCGGGGCTGTCGTTGAGCAACACGCGGGCGAGCGTGGACGAGAGCGACGGCGCAAAGGCGGGGTCGGCGTGGTAGACGTGCGCGGGGACGTTCGCATAAAGCCCGCTGTAAAGCTGGGGCTTGCCGTCCGGTGGGCAGCAATACGGGACAACTTTCGCGTCTTCGCGTTTCGGCGCAGCGGCAACGGGGCGCACGGATTCAACAGTCGTAGGAGTGAGCGTAGCAGTTTCGTTATACATGATAGTATGGATTTTTTGTTTGTTTATGGGTGGAGTTTTTTACTGACGGGAAATGCGGGTCTGGCGGCGGGTGCGCGTGGGGCTCATCTGCGCCCGCGCAATCGCGTCTTCGATGTCGTCGGGGTGGAAAAAGGTCTTACGCGGCGAGAGCTTTGAGGGCTTCACACCAAGCCGCTGCATGGCGGCGAAAAACGCGCGTTTGTCGGTGAATCCGGCTCGCTCCATCGCTTGTGCGAGGGTTAGCCACTTGGGCTTTGGCGGGCGCACGAGTTGCCCATCGGCGGCTCGCGCAAAGGCCAGTTCCTGTGCGGATTGAAGCAGGGCGGGCAGTTGCTCGACTATCCCACGGAGAATTTCGGGGACGACCTCGGCGCGTAGTTGCTTGCCAACTTTGCCTGCAAACTCCTCGGGCGAGGCCATAATCATGACTGCCTGCGGCTTCATCACGCGGCCTCCTTTCGCTGGGAGAGTTGGGAAAGAGGGGACATAAGGAGGGATTTCGTCTTAATTATTAATTAAGTGTTTATCTTGCCTTTTTTTATTAAGATAACGTCTAAATTATCTTCCGTCTCCCGCAAGGTTTTTTCTTAACAATTTAAATTATCCTGCTTTCCTAAGCAGAAATGGGTAAGCAAATTAGAAAGAAATCTGTCACTTTCTCGCTCTCTGATAGTGAGTTAGAGCGATTCAAGAAGCTGGTCGAACGCTTCGGCTTTCGCACACGAACGGAGTTGCTGCTTTCCATGAGTGAGTTTTTTGAGGAGTTTGGGGACTATGTGGAAATCCATGCGGCCTATTCTAATGACCGTAAACGGGTTGCGTTTGAATTACTGGATTTGCGGGAGGAGATAGAGGAAGAGGTTAAGGCGAAAATCGCCGCGGAGAGAGAATATGAGGGGTTCCTTAACTAGAGTCCGAATTTCCTGAGTTCGCTTTCGGGGATCCGGCGGTCTGGCGTCGTATTAACCTTATCCTCTTTAATCATTTTCCAGAGTGCCGAAGGGGAAGTGTTGATGCGCTTGGCAAATTCTAGCTGGCGAAGCGGAGGGCGAGGAGCAGCGGAGGAAGCGCGGACTTGCTCAGCAAGCAGCCGGTCGATCTTCGCATGCAGCGCGGTCAGCTCGCGCGAGACCGCCTTTCCCAGCGCGTCGAGTTCGCGCTTGCGGCGAACCGCCTCGCCCCGCGCGGCCTCGCGCAAATCAAACGTGCAATCGTGGAAGCTCATTTGCCCACCTCCGTTTCTGCATCGACGACGAGCACGCGTAGCTGCGCGACCTCCGCTTCCAGCGCAGCTATCCGCGCCTTGTTCCCGGTCGCTACCCACGAGCAAACGAATAGCGCGACAGTGACCACGAGAATATTAACCGAGTCCATTACGCCGCACCTCCCTTCGCGGCGGCTTCGCGTGCCAGTCGTCGGCGGCGCACTTCGGGCCGTCGCTCTTCGATAGCCGCACGCGCTAGGGCTGCTTCTTCGCCGTGCGTCGGCTGTAAATCGCCGAATATGTCGGGCCTCAGCTCGTGCCGACTCACGCCAAACGCAGACTCGATTGCGGCGCAGTGCTTTGGGGGGATCTGACGCCAGTTTCTCACTGCCTATTTTGAGATTCCTAACAGTTTGGCCAACTGAGTTTTGGCTCCTCGGAAATTTAATTGGTCGGGTAGCATGCCCAATAGGGAAACTATCTATTTCCCTAAAGGTCAATCCTTTATTTTCTAAAAAAACAACGAAGAGTTTCCTTTTTCCGCTACCCTTGCGGGATGAACACCCAACTCCATGAACGAATCCGCCATGTCCGACAACGGCTAAAACTTACTCAAGACGATGTAGCTCAACATCTTGAAATAACTAAATCAGCCGTAGGCGCATGGGAAGACCCGAAAAAAACCAACTCTCCTTCTTCGGCGAACCTGCGCCGCCTTGCCTCGCTTTTGGGAGTGTCGCTAGAGTGGCTAGGCAGCGACGAAAGCCGCCTTGAAGACCTCGAAGACCACCCCACCGAGTCCTCAAAAAAAGGCGTGCAACTGAGCGCGGAAGAGGCCGAGCTTCTGTCTTACTACCGCTGTTGCCCCGCCGAGCTACGACCCGCCCTCTTGGCCTCCGCCAAGGCAATTTCCCATTCCCAACGCTAACCCTGTCGCTCCCCGTGAAAAAAACAGAATTTGACGACACAACATTCACCTTGCGCCCGATTGGCCAGCTAGAGGAAATGGAGCGGTTTGCGGCAGAGGAGTCTTGCGCCGAACTAAATGAAGAGCTTCGGGAAAACCAAGTGAAGCTGAAACTTCTAAATAGGGACATCGAGCAGCGGCTGGAAAGAATCCGACAAAGGCAGGAGCGGGAGGCGTCCGCTGCTATCGACAATCACCCTCCTACTTCTTCCTCTAATTTGATCACCTGCCGCGGGCTCATAAGCTCTTTGGTTCTCATCGTTCTATTGTTTTGTATTCCTAGAGCATTGGGGGCTGCTGATCGTTATTTCTGTTGGGTGTATAACCAGAATACGGCTTATATTCAGAAGTCTAGGGGGATTCTTGTTCGCCTATGTGCTTATTCCATTTCTTCTATATTTATGTTTTTTGGGGGTTAAGCAGTTATTTATCTTCTAATTATAACCCGCTCGCTATCCGCGCTAGCGCGAGGCGCGCACGGTGGCGCGATAAAAAACTCCGCAACGCGCCTTCCTCTATCCCACTAGCTCGCGCAGCCTCGCATACCGCCAAAGTGTTACATTGAGGGTTTCGCGAGACACGCCGATTTGCTCGGCTGCTTCCGCGCTCATGCGTTCGTCAACCGCTCTCCGGCTCATCACAACAACGCTTTCAGGATTCCGACAAGCGCGGTAGCAAGTGCGGTAGCGAGTGCCGCACCCGCTCCAAAAATCGCCGCCACAACCCACAGCGGATGCCATTTCGTTTCTATGCGCAGCTTCTCGCGCTCATCCTGCATCTTCGCACGCTCTTCTGCTTTCTTCCAGCTATCCTCCATTAAGTTCATGATTTCCGCGCGTATCTTCTCAATATCGATTTGATCGCGGCTCGGTTCGTTGTGGGTTGTCGTGCTCATGGCGTTTTCGGGTTTCGGATTGTGGGCGTGCCGTTTGGCTAGTGCAGCATCTGCTAAGCTAGGTTGCATCCCCTCTCAATCAAGGCTTTCGTGCACGAACCCCCTCTTAATGCGCCTTAATGCAGCTTAAGCGAACTTTGAGCTTGACAAGCTCCTCCTCGCCCCCCCACACAATCCCCCCGGACACGGGGGCGTAAAGGAGCCTAAACTGGCTTCTCCAAGACCTCAATTTGAGAGGTATTCAACAGTTTCTTCCCCCAGCGGGGGAAAGGAAGGGGGAGAGCGCAGCCCAACTCTGAAGGCAGCACCGAAAACCACGCTTTCGCTTCTTCGGGCGTCATTGGCTCGCGGTAGTGCTGATGAATCTTTGCAACGCTGGTTCCCGCTTCCAGCGCAGTCCGCGCAACGTCACCGCTAATCTCAACCCTCGCAGAAATCCACGTGTGCCGAAACCCGTTTTTCGGCAACTCAACTCCAGCGCACTTTGCGATATCGCGCACGCGCTCCACCGCCAAATTCGTGCAGATGTTGCCATTTTTCAGCCTACGGGGTTCTAGCCAAGCCTTCGCCGATTCGCACAGCGGAACGCGCCTATTTGCAGGCGTCCTCGGCTTCGCGTTCGTCACACGCACAAACCCACGCTCAAAGTCGATGTCCTCCCAAAGTTGGCCGTGCACTTCCGCGCGGCGCATACCGCAAAACGCAGCGAGCACCAACGCGGGCAAATAGTGCGCATGCTCGCGAGCGACTAACGCAAACACGTCTCGCAATTGCTGCGCTGTCATTATCTCGACCGGCGACTCCCTCGGCTCGTGCGCACGGTCTGTTCGCTCTGCGGCAGTCGTCACGTCGAGCGGCAAGTAGCCGCGCTTCCGACACCAACGCCAAAGCGCAACAACCCACTTTCGGTGTGAATTGCGAGTCACCGGATGCGGATGCGTCTGAAGCCAACCGGCAATCTCATTCGTCGTGACCGACGAGAGTAAATGCGCTCCGAAAACGTCGTGAAAGCTGTTCTGCGCTCGCGCCGGTCTCAACGTCCTCGACGCGCCTACGTCTACTCTGACTCCGTCGGCTCTCCTCGCTCGCAAATACCGGTCGATAGCCTCGGAGACTGTAATTGACCGCGTTTTTGAGTTGTTGCGCTCGGCCCAGAACTCGACTGCTGCGAGCAAATTCCCCCTAGCTAACTCACGCGCACGCGCCCACTCCTGCATTGCTGACAAAAGCGGGAGGTTTCCGGCAACGGTGGCAATTTCCCGCGCGGCCAACCACTCGTCACGCTCGGCACTCGTCATCTGCGCGGCGTCAACATGTCCGCTGTTGAGTTGCTGTGCCGTTGCCCGTGCATCGGCGATTGCGCGGCCCTCGTCGTTGAACGTGCGACGCTGGCGACCGCTCGGCGAGTTCCACGCGACGACAAACTGAAACCCGCTCGGCATGCGGACGTGTTTGACGCGATAGACTGACACGCTAGCATTTCCTGCACGAATCCGCAT